TATACTCATAAACCTTTCGGAAATTACAACTATTTGTAATATTTTTTGTCTGTTGTTATTAATGTCTATTATAACATATAGTTAGGGGAGTGTTACCTCCCCTATCATATTATGCTTTTTGCTCTGCGGTAGATGCTTGTCTATACGCAGTGATTAATTTCTTCAAATCACCGATAGCTTTTCTAGCTCTTGATTTGTTTACTTTTTTAGTTCCGTTGTGCTCTGTTTCAAATTGTGTAAACAAAGTCTTCATTTGTTCGAATAGTTCTTGACTGTTCATAATTTTTGTTTTTTTAATTGTTATCCTAATCCTGTAACTAATTGTGGTTTGTTACCAACCGGCATAGTTTCAACATATTTCTTATGTAATAGTTGTCTTTCTATTTCATTTCCATTTGCACTAGCTTTTTGTGCCAATACACCATCCGTAGATGTAGCAGTATAAACTTCTATTGTACCATGTGTAGTATCCATCTTTGCTGGAAATGTGATACCATCTTGTCCAAATCGATTTTTCATAACATGCACCCTCGCAGTATTGCTAAGTTTATCTTTAGCTTTTCTACTTAAACTCATAATAAAATCGGCGTTCATTACTTTTGCGTATGAATCTGCAATTTTATCGGCTTCAATAATATCACTATCAATTGCTGAACGATTTGTTTGCGATGCTGTCCAAATTGGTATTCCCAACTCACCACTCATTCCTCTTAAATCAATATACACTCCACCTTGTTCTGCGTATGTACTATCGGTTTTGTTTGAATGTGATAACAACAAATCAGCGTAATCCACAATTACTAAATCGGGCTTATTACCGGCTGCTATCATCTTTTCTAAGTGAGCTTGGATTGTTTTGGATGATGCTCCTTTAGGTGGATAGTATTTGATTTTAAGTTTACCTTTTAATCTCTTTACTTTATCCAATACCTCATCTCTCCTTTGTGATAAATCGGATGATGCGATATGTGTAAATACAGTATCATATCTTAATCCAACATACCCTTGTGAAAGTTCTAATGTATAATGAGCCACCGTCTTTCCAGCTTTCACAGCTGCTGCTCCTAATGCGGCTAAAACCCAAGTCTTACCAACACCGGATGGTGCAACTACAACTCCTAATTCGCCTGGTCCTAACCCACCATTCATCAATTCATTAATACATTCCCAATCAGTACGAACGGTATCTCTGGCAGTTTCATCATAACGGTCTTCAAAATCTTTTAAATAATCCATACCCAAATCAGCATCTACACCAACCTTCAATGCTTTATCAACCAACTCTTTGATTTTATCATAGTTGCCTGATTTTAGTAAATCGATTGATTGTACGATTACATTCTTTAAGTTTTGATTAATACAAAATGCAGTAAATTCATCTTTAATATATTGTAGGTCCAAACCGCCAATACTTTGATATACTTCTTTTAATTGTGCTACTATTGTTTTTTGTAGTGCTGGGTTATCAACTTTAGAAACTTGTACCTTAAATACATCCAATGATGGTAATCTATGATATTCACCATAATATGCCACTACTTCCTCTACAATCCATTTGTTTGTTTCAGATTCAAAGAATTTTTTGTGAATCACATCACCTAAAGTATCTAACATTCTATCATCACTTAAGATGGCAGCTACTACTTTAGTTTGAAATGATTGTCCGTATTTTGATAATGTATCTTCGCTCTGCATTTTGTGTTTTAAAGTTCTACAAATATACGATAATTTAGTGAGTCCACCAAATTATTTTACTATTATATTTGTATAAGTTGATTTAAGCCAATCGTTTATGTCTTTCCAATTTTGAAGAATTTTATACTTCATAGCGGCTTTGATGAATTCCATTTTATCAAACTTTTTGTTTGGTTCGGCAAAACGGTCATTGATTTTCAACTTCGTATTTGTATTGATATGCGGTTCTTGCAATTGCATGATTTGTCTATTTCTTAGGACATCATCTTTTTGTGCAATTATATCTTCATAGATTTTAGCTTCTTTTCTTCTATCTTCACATAGTTGAAAGAACTCATCGAAAGTTATTTCTCTATCTTCAGATAATTCAGGAAATCTTTTAAGAACAGTCTTTAATCCACACCCTTTTACACCAGGTACATTATCTGAATTATCTCCATCCAATGTTCTGAATAGTAGAAGATTTTGTGGATACATTCCCCATTCTTCTTTTACAAGTTCTCTATTATAAAGTTTCTTTTTAGTTGGTGAATAAACAAATGTTTTTTCATCTACTAATTGTAAAAAATCTTTATCAGTAGAAACAATGTAACATTCTTCATCTTCACCAAGCACATGCCTAGCTATGTGTCCTATTACATCATCTGCTTCAATACCATCATATATCATTGTAGTAATTGGTAAACTATCTAATAAGTCTACTAACCACACAAATTGTCTTTTCATTGAAATTTGTTCATCTTCTTGAGTCATCATTTCAGGATACTGACGATTAACTCTAAAACGATTCTTACCTCTATCCGCTTTATAGCCTTCAAACAATTCTTTCCTACCTTTAGAACCGCCTTTACCATCAAAGGTTAGGATAACTCTAGTTGGATTGAATTGACGGATTTGGTATCCGATTGAATTTAATGAACCAATAACTCCACCCGTATGGTCACCATCCTCATTCATAATGGGGTTGGTTGTCCAACTACGGATGAAGGTATTGAGTCCATCTATGATAAGAACTCTACCATTCCTTACCCTTTGGGTGTTTGATTCATGCTCTGTCTCAACTTCATTGAGTAATTTTTTGTATAAGTCTTTCATATTGTTTTGTAACCTTTATTAGTCACCTATCACTTCCGAGTCTGTCACCAAACTATCAGTATCAAGTGAATCTTTTTTGTATTGTGAAATTGTTGCTTCACAAATCCTTTTGTAGATTTGTTCTTTTACTTCCTGATTAGTTTCTAATGTAGAAGGAAAATCTTTTGATTGAAACTTAATTATTTCGCCTGTATCAATATCTGTATATTCATACCAAGCACCACTTTGTTTTACAATTCCATTGTCCTTCATCATTCCCAACCAAGCACCATAGTTATCAATTCCTCTGTCAAAGAAGATATCGAAATCAGCGGAACGTAACGGAGGTCCCATCCTATTCTTTACTACTTGACAACGAACTTTAATACCTACGATTCTATCGTTACCATTTTCTTTCGCTTTAATCGTTCCCATACTCTTTAATCTTAAACGAACCGATGCGTGGAAAGCGATTGCTTTACCACCAGAAGTTGTCCAAGGGTCAGAGAATGGCATTGCGTTCATCTTCTGTCTTAATTGATTTGTGAAAACCAAAGTGATTTTCTGTCTACCAATAAGATTTGTGATTTTACGCATTGCTTTGGAAATGATAATTGCTTTATCAGTAGCGTAACCATCTTTACCATAATCAGCTTCCATCTCCTTTTCAGTTGATGCCGCTGCTACTGAATCCACAACGATTGTTACATACCTATCTTTCGATGAAACTCTCACCTTTTCGATGATGGTTTCAGTATATTCAAAACATTGTTCAACAGTCTCAGCTGTTACATACAGTAATTTGGTTGTATCTACTCCAATGGCTTCTAAGAATTCTCTACTTACGGCGTTCTCCGTGTCAATCAATACAGCGATACCACCTAACTTTTGTGTTTCGGCAAGTAAGTGAGCTGATACTAATGATTTACCACTTTGTTCTAATCCCGTAATTTCGGTAATTCTACCAACAGGCAAACCTCCATAAGGTCTATTAGAGATTGCCACATCCAACATTGATGCTCCGGTTGATACCCAACCTTCTACGTTTGTAGGGGAGTCATTGTTGTCCAAAAAGAATGCTACCTTTTGGTCTTTTGCTTGTTTGTTAAGGGACTCAGCGAGTACTTCCGCCAAGTCTATTTCCTTAGTTGCTTTCGCCATATGTTAACTTATTTTATTAATTGAAAAGGTCATCAAACGCCGCCGCCACATCATCTAATTTCTTAGAAGGTGTTGCTGCTGGTTTAGATGGAGTTGTGTCAAATGGGGCTTCCTCGTCATCGTTACTAGCCGTTGATGAAAGGGTTTCAGCTGATGCTGATTTTTCATCTTCAGAAGTTCCAGATGGATTTAACCAACCTTCTAATACATTTTTCAATTCTGCATAAGTTAATTCTGAATAAAGTTCAGTAATTTCTTTCTGATTTGTTAAGTACTTATCCGTATCTTCTTTAGATGCTGCTAAAGGTGTTTCTTTAGGTTTAACACGGATTGTTGTTACAGGGTAAGATGTACCACTGTCTTCAGCTGATACCACTTCAACAGTAATATCTCTACCTTCATTTGGGTCAGTAATATCACCATAATCAGGGTCTGCCATATAACCAAGAATTTCTTGATATACAGTTTTACCAAAGCCCCAGAATTTTACACCTTCACCTTCTTCACCTCTTACCAATACTGGTACGAATGTTCTAAGTTTCGGCTCCATTTTCTTAGCAGCTTTCCAATCTTCCTTATCACCCATTCTTTTAAGTTTGTCAGCAAACTCAACAATTGGGTCAGGT